AGATGCGAAAATGCCTTCGAAAGGAATGTTCCTACGTTGAAGATAAGCGTGGAAACCCATAGCACCAAGTCCGAGACTCCTTTCTCTATAGGCTGAATAGGCAGACTTCGTAAAGCCTTCCTTACCTTTCCTAACATATTTCTTAAACCTTTTAAAATTCGCACTGTATTCTCCTAGTTGTGTTGTATCTATTGCATTGTCAATATAATGTTGAATTATATTATCAAGCATTGTTATTAAATCTTGTATAAAGTTATCATCCTTTGACCATTCATCAAAGTATTCTAAGTTTACAGAAGATAAACAACATACTGCTGTTCTTTCTTCATCAGTTGGTAATGTAATCTCCGAACATAAATTACTTTGACGTATTTTAAGTCCTAAATCTTTTTGTGCTTTAGGTAAAGCTTCGTTACACTTATCAATGTTAATCATGTAAGGCTCACCTGTTTCAGCTCTAGCATTTATTATCTGCCACCATAATTCTCTAGCGTTAATAGTCTTAACAGCTTCGTTAGTCTTAGGGTCAATCAATCTCCAGTCATCATCATTTTGTACAGCTTCAAGGAAAGCATTAGTAATGTTTATACCGTTATGAAGATTAAGATTCTTTCTGTTTATATCACCACCAGATTCTTTTCTCATGTTAATAAACTCTTCAATCTCCGGATGAGATATATCCATATAAGCTGCATAAGAACCACGTCTAGTTGTGCCTTGATTAAAGGCTAACATCTGTGAGTCTACTACATGGATGAAAGGAATTGAACCAGTAGAACGACTGCCATGAGTAGTAGAAATACCGTTGCTCCTAATATCGCCCCAATATCCACCAATGCCTCCACCTGAACTTGCCAACCAAATGTTCTCATCATAGTGAGCAGATAAACCACTCCTACTGTCAGGAACATAATTAAGGAAACAACTGATAGGAAGCCCACGAGTGGTACCCCCGTTACTAAGTATAGGAGTGCTAAACATGAACCAACGACTGGAAGAGTAGTTGTAAAGTCTTTGAGCCAGTTCAAAATCTGTATCCCCTTTGAATGTTGCTCCGAAAACGGAGGCTCTTGCGAGTGCTTCTTGTGCATGTGTTTCTCCTTCCCAAAAATATCTATCTTTGAGTGTATCTAGACTAAACTTATCAAATTCTTTTTCTTTATCGTAGTCTATTTCAATTCCTAAGTAAGGCTTAGTTCCTATTTTATCTTCAACCATTGTCTTGTTCCTTATTGTTTACGTAGATTGCTATTATAGCATAGTGAATTATTTTATACAAGTCTAAATTATTCTTACCGTCTTTCTTACCAAACCTCATAGCATATTTCATAATGTTTCCAAGACAGAATCCTTCTCCATATCCTGAATCAATTATCATATCAGTTGCTTGGTACTTACCGTTAGCATAATGTTGAGCATATGTATTACCTATATAAGCTTTCAATTCGTTTAGTATTTTATCTTCGTTAAATTTATAATTCACTCTTCCACTCCTCTGGTAAAGTTTCTTCACTATACCATTTAAAATTATTTTTTTCTGCCCATTCAGCATGAGTTCTTTTTGTTCCGTCCTTTCTTCTCTTAGCCTGAGGCATAGGAGCATAAGGACTTAAAAATAAAAACACTAACTCTTGGTTAGGTTTTAAAGCTTTACGAATCCAAACATATTTATTGTACTCTTGGTAATCCCAGAACCTTCCTTTTGCTTCTAATAAATATTCTTTCTTACCTATCTTTTTTACAAAGTCAGGTTCATAGTTATGCTCAACTATATAAGGAACTTTATTAGTGTGATGATTCCAGTCTTGTAAAACAGTAGTATGTAAAATGTGTTCCCACTTAGAATCATATCCTTTAGGAACATCTTTTTCTATTGGTCTAACCTTTCTAGGTTTTCTATACCCAACCATTACATAACATCCGAGTAAGTAATATCATTAATATTTTTTTTAAGTTTTTTTATTTTTTGTGCAAACCATCTAGGCGTAAAAGAAGATACCATAAGTTTTTTATTTGCATAAAAATGACTATCTTCAGGTAAATATTTTTTATAGTTAGTTACGTTTACTTTCTTTTGTTCTTCTTCTACTAACATACTCTTTAACCATTCAACAACAAACTCTTCTGAAAGTTTTCTTATCTGTTTTGATTTTCTTTGATTCATAATTTTACTTCCTCAACTTTAGGTTCTTTAACAATCTTTGTAAGATACACAGGACCTTTAGCATAATTAAAAATTCTTAAACCTTGTCCGTCATTAGAATCTTTATGACATTCTATTTTATGTGGACACCATGTACATCCTCTAGCTAGTTTCATATTACCCGAAACACCTTCTGGTATAGGTTCATAACAAAGTTCAGGAGGTTCATTTTTTACAATGATTTCTTTTACGTTTTCTATTTTAGAAACTATGTGAGGCTTTTCCATATCGTCAGGTATGTAAGTACAAAGCTCTCCTGTTTCTTTATTCATAACTAAGAAACCACCTTTGTTTGTTCCTTCTGCTTCTTCATAACCTGCAAGTTGTGCAAGATAACCAAAGGAATCATCTTCGCTTAATGTTCCTTCTTTAAATTTTTTGTATGCATATCCTGATGCAGTCTTTACGTCTACTACTTCACCATCAATTTTACAATCCATGTGTCCTTTAATACCATTTACAGTAATTTCTTTTTGCATATCTGTAAGTTTATGTCCAGAAAGTTTAACAAAAAACAAGAGTAAAACTTCAAGTAAATGTCCATATAAAAATTTAATTTGTACGTTAGGTTCTAGTTTTTCTGTTGTATCTGATTGTGTATGAGCATCAAACCATAAACGTCTTTCAGGTTTACCTATGTTTGACATACGTAGCATTTCTTTTTGAGTTCTATCTTGAGGAGTAGACCAATGCCTTAAAGCATCAGCCATATCTTTACCAAACTCTTCATACATTTCTTCGGATATCTTTAACTCCTTACCTTCTGTTAAAGAATCTAAAATTTTGTATATGTCTGGAACTAAATTATTTAGCTTTTTCATTTTCTGAATCCTTGAATGCTTTAATAACATCCGATGAAAATAGTTTTTGTAAATTTACTAGAAACATTTTACTTGCTTTATGGTCTCCTCCACTTACAGTTCTGAATGTATCTAATTTATCTACGATAGTTTTAAGTACATCTGTTTTAAAAACCAATGTACAAAATTCGTTATCACCTACACATAGATTATGAAACCAATAATCAGATTCAGTTGCTCTTATACCTGAAGGTTTACCATATGATTCATATTCTATACAAATGTTTCCTGTGTTTTGCCATAAATCTTTTTCAGATTTAACTTCTATTTTTTTATTGGTAAGCATGTCTGATATTTTTTCTTCTCTTATTGTACCATAAGTTAAGTCAATGTCAAACTTTTTTCTGTCTTCTATTTTAGGTTTCATGTTTTTCCTTGTAAGTATTTAATATTTCTATTGCTTTATCTTTATTTATTTTTATCCATTCTCCTTTGTTATCTTCTGAAAAAAATTTCATAAACTCAAGTACTTTTTTTTCAGCCTTGATTTGATTTTTTACTGTAATAAGTTTAACAATTTCAAAATCTTTTAAAGGACAACATGCTTGAAACTGTGATAATCTTTTATCTGTATTTATACTTTTACCAACTTTAATCCAACCTTTCCAAGCAGGATTAGAGATAATATATATTTCTCCTTTTGCTTTTGACAACCACTCTCCTGTTCCATATTTTTTATCCATATGTTTTTTTAATCCGGGAGCTGATAAATGTCTTTTAGTTTTTTCTTTTAAATATTCACATGCTTTTCTTAAAGACATATTGTTTTTAAGTATTTCATTTTCAACATACTCTAATTCTTTTATTTCTTTTTCTATACCATCTAACAAACCTGTTTCTTGATTAAACGTATATCCAAAATTAATAGTAGACGTTTTTCTTTTAATGGGTTTCATACCAACTGTCTCCTATTTTATATTCTCCTGTTAAAGGACAACGCATTTTAAAATATTCTCCTGCTTTCTCAATAGATTCTACACCAAGTCTACCTACAAAATCTGCTTGAGATTCTTTTACTTGTATCTGCCATTCATCATGTATATTTGCAACAAATTTAGCATCAAGAGTATTTAGTTTTATATAATTATTTAATATTACTAAACCTTTTTTCATCACGATTGCTCCTCCACCTTGTAATAAGGTGTTTAAGGCAGCGTGTTTATGTCTTAGTAATATCTTACGACCATCTAACCCTTTGAGATAGCCCTTTTCCGCAGCTCTATCAACTCGTTCCTTAAGAGTTCTAAGTGCTGGTAGACCAGTAAGAAACCGTTCTCGCAATCGCTTACCATCATTTCTATTTCCTTTAATGATGCTTCCAATTTTTTCATCTCCGGCTCCGTAAATGAGTGCATAGATGAAAGTTTTTGCCTCATCTCTTGATTTAAGTCCAGCAAACTGTTGGTTAGCTGTGTGAATGTCTCCGTTGATAATTTCATTTACATACTCCTCGTCAGCCATATAGTGTGCTAACATTCTTAGTTCTAAACCACTTGCATCTATACCTACAAGCTTGTAACCTTTTGGTACTATCCAACATGACCTACATTCTTTACCATAAGGACTATAAACAGCAGGTACTTGAGCCATGTTAGGATTTCTATGAGCCATACGACCAGTGATAGCACCTGTACATATGACCGAACCGTGAACTCTATTGTCTTTTTCTACAGCTTCTATCCATGAATGGACTTGAGCTAATCTTTTTTGATATAAAAGAAAGTCTGCTATAAGCTGTGCTTCTTTTATGTGTGTTATCTTTTTAAGAGTAGTTTCATCTACGATAGCTTGTCCTGTTGGTGTAAATTTATTTGGCTTCCAACCAAGCTCTTGTAATCTTTGTCCTATTTGTTTTCTAGAGCCTAGATTAAACTCTTGTAATGTCTTTCTCATGAAAGGTTTTCTTTCAAGCGTACCATCTATTATATCATTGTACTCTTGTTCTGTCAATCCTTGTTTAGAAAGTTTACCATCTTTTTTTAATTTAGGTTTAACCATTTTATCATCTATCCAGATTGGCTTAAATGTTTCGTGTACTTTATCTTCGGTTTCTTTTAGCTTAGATGATAGTTCTGATGTCAAAAGCATAGCTTCTTTCTCATCAAATAAAAATCCATTTTGTTTTTGTTGTTCAAGAATATGTGTAACTTTATGTTCTAAATCTATTGAATCTTTTGAAAAACCAATAGATTCTTTTCTTAAATAATTAAATAATTTATAATTTATTTCAACATCTCTTTCACAATATGATAACATTTCTTTTGTAAATGCCGACCATTCAGGTGAATCTTTTTTAGGTAGACCAAGTTTATAACCCCACTTAGCTATGCTATGACCACCTTCTCTTGTAGGATTAAGTAGTCTAGATAGTACAAGTGTATCAATAACTTTATTAGCATTGTATAAATCAATACCAGTAAGTTTTTTTATGACTGGTATATCATACCCTAGTATATTATGACCGATAATTTTATCTGCTTTTTGTAGAAACTCTATGCCTTCTTGTAAAGTATCTTCGTAAAAATGATAGAACTTTCCGTGTTCATCTTGTGCTACGAGACACCAAATAACTGAAGGATTTAATCCGTCTGTTTCTATATCAAATACTATTTGCATATGTTTCTCCTAGAAAGGTATGACTTCTTCATCAGCAGAGTTTAACATTTCATTGTCTTCATACTCTGAAAGTCTACCTGTTTCTTTATCATATACTAATGCACAAGCCATGCCTACATCACCTGTATATCTTGACTTAAGTATACGTAGCCTTGTAGTTCTTGATTCTAAATCATCGTCTGACTGTTGATTTCTTTCAAGTGCAATTACACAATCAGAAAGCTGTGCAATACTATTAGAGCCACGAAGATGAGAAAGACTTACAGTAATACCATTCTCATGTCCTTTATTACCGTCAATTCTTCTTAGGTGAGATACAAGGATTATACCTGCACCTGTTTCTTCTACCATGCTACGTAATCTGTGCATGATATTATCAATAGCACGTCTTTCATCACCTTCAATCATAGAACTTACAAGCATATGTAAGTGGTCTACAATAACCCATTTACAATCACAACCAACAATCAAATATCTAAGCTTTGCAAAGATAGCATCAATATCGTTAGCACCAAAGTGTGCATGGATAAATACTCTATCGTTACCAAAAACTTTATCAAACATATCTATTAGTGTATGTTCTTCGTACTCGTTTCTTACGCTGTCTATAAAAAGTTTGTCATTTGCTTCAATAGAAAGTATACCATCGACTGTGCGTTTCCAATCTTCTTCAAGTGCAATAATACCTACGTTATCTTCTGTCTTGTTTATAAGCCAATGCTCTAACTCTCTAGTCACACTAGACTTACCGAGTCCTGTTCCACCTGTAATAGTTACAAGCTCACCTGCTCTCATTCCCAGTAGTTTCTTGTTGAGTCCGTCATAAGGATAAGGCACACTTTCTTTTTGTTCTCTGTGTAAAAAATCTTTTTGCTTTTCAGATACTCTGATGATACCGCTAGGTGTATAAAGCTGTGCATCCCACCAAGCTCTTGTAAACTCTGCATGTTTACCTTGCTTTAACATATCGTTAGGGTCTTTAAACCCATTAGGCAACGTAACTATCTTTGCTTTTCCGGGTTTGATTATACTCGCAACTTTTTGTGCTG